ACTCAGAAAAAGGCGGCGTGGATGACTGGGAAGTTATTGAATTCCCTGCAATTTTGCCGTCAGGAACCCCTCTATGGCCCGGATTTTGGTCAAAAATTGAACTAGAAGCACTGAAAGCTGAATTACCCGCAGCTAAATGGGAGGCGAAGTCCAAACAAATGATGTTTGTCCGGTTTACGCCCTGCTCATTGGGATGATCGAAGACTCCCCACGTGGTGCAAGCTGAATAATCTGCGCGGTTTGACTTCTCAAAGGCGGTATCCCAGCTTTGGATGACGTAATCACAGATTGGCGGAGTCTCGGACTGCCAGATCTTCCACATCTCGCGCTTGATGATCGCGTTTCCCTCGGATGTGGGGTTCTGTTGGTACTGCGCTTCCCATTTGGCGACAGGAATCTCAGCCTTAATAGCTTCCAGCTCCTCCTTCTTCCAAAATCCGGGCCATAAAGGGGTGCCGGAAGGCAGAATCGCCGGAAACTCTATGACTTCCCAGTCGTTTACACCCTCTTTTTCCGAATTCTTGAGGATGGCGCCGGTCAGATCTCTCTTGGCCCACCGGGTCATCACAATAATAATGGCTCCACCGGGCTGTAAACGCTGCCGAGGGCCAGATGTGTACCACTCATACACATTGTCAAACACCGCAGGGTTGCCTTGTTTGGCTTCCTGCTCAGAATGAGGATCATCAATGATCAAAAGGTCCGCACCCTTACCAGTGACGGCTCCTCCAACACCAATAGCGAAGTAGTCCCCGCCCTTATCCGTATTCCACCGTCCTGCGGCTTTTGAATCGGAGGACAGCTTGGTGTCAAAGATACTCCCATAGGTCTCAGAAGAGACCAGATTCCTAACCTTCCGACCAAAACCCACGGCTAGTTCTGCGGTGTGAGCGGTCTGGATGATCTTCTTTTCCGGGTACTTACCCAGAAACCAAGCTGGAAGCAGGTAAGAAGCAAACTCAGACTTAGTGTGCCGGGGAGGCATGTTGATGATCAACCTCTTCAACTCCCCCTTAGCCACACGCTCAAAAGCGTTGGCCATGATCTGGTGATGCTTCCCGGAAATAAACCCCGGCCACATGTGAGACGCAAAATAGATAAACGACTCATTGCACTTCTCAACCCTGTCGTACTCAAGAAGCATCATGATCTTGGCCCGCTCAAGATCATCGACCATAGGTATCAACTTCTTGTACTTCTCGACCTCCGCCCGGGTCATCATAGAGAAGCTACCCCTCTCACACTGCGGTCAACCAACTTAATCGAATTGAACTTGTACGGCCTGATCACCAGCAATCCCTCATCCTGAAGGATGTGGACAACCCTGTGGATGTTTGCCTTGCTCTTTAACCCCAACCCACGAGCAATCACAGCATACGACGGCGGCACGCCGTGTAAACGCACGTAAGCACGAATGAAATCATAGACAAGCTGTTGTTTGGGACTCATGTTTAAACGATTGTACATCACCTTACGAACGTTCTCAAGGCTCTTTTCCAAAAATATATATACCCCCCGGGGGTCTGGATTTGGAAGAGAAGGGGGGGGTCTGGGGAAATAGTTTTGTTTGAGTGGATTAGAGCGTATAGGGCAGACGGGCCTGCGCCGCCGCAAAAGGCGGGTGGGGGGTGGGTGGGGTGCGACCGATGACCGTTGTCAGGTGTTTACACGCATGGGCTTGACGTTGTCCAGCAGCTTGAGGTGGCCCGACAACTCACGACGTAACTGCTCTGCGGTGGGTTTGGGAGCGACTGCCTCGGTGCTGATCTGGAACATCCCTGCTGCCCTGCCCATGAGTTCCAGAGCTTTTAACCGTGACCCTTCCTGCTTGCCTCCCTTGGTCAGTGCCAGCAACTCTTTCATCACATACCGTTTTGTCGCCGCCGTGTCTTCCGCCAGCACTTCGATGGTCTCGCCCCAAGCATCTTGCATTGCCTTTTGGATCCTTGGGTCACGGCTTAGCCTGTAGGCACTTGACGTGATCACCTGATCTGATCCTTTGGCGTTGGGGTAAGCATCCCTGTATGCTTGTCTCATGGTCTTCCCAGCGATACATCCTTTGGTGAACTCCATCTGGCTTGGTGTTAGTGGTTGGATCTTCTTGTAGTCTTCAGTCCCTCTTGGCTTTCCGTCTGCTCTCATTACTGGGGGTTCTGCGCGTGAGGCTAACCGTTCCGCTTCGCTGATCTCCGGCCCGTCATCTTCTGCATCTGGCTCTTGCAAGTGAGCATCCTCCAGCGCTTGAAGTAGTTCATCTTTCGTGGCCCGTCCGGCCTTTTGTGTATCAGTCATGGCTTATGTCCTGTGGTTAATTACAGCCTGTTTAAACATCCAGCACCGTTCTCAGCGCAGAGTGTACAGGAGACGTTTAAACCTGTCTAGGCTACCCATGCACCAACCCATCCCTGATCGTGGCTTGTAGCCACTTCTGCAATACTTAGGTACTAGAAAGTTATCCACAATTCAGTGCATAACCTTGAGTTATCCACAACCCTCTGTGGATACTGTGGATAAGTTTCTTACTACTTATGCATTGCACAACCCCATCTCAGCTCACTGTTTAAACGGTTGATACCAAGCCAGCCTGTACCCCTTTCAGCGCCTTGTAGACCATGTTGCCCAGAGTCTCCGGCTATCTATATAGAGCACTGATCTCAGCACCAGTAGCACCCCACAAACAGCACCGATAGTAATAGGCTATCAGCTTTCGTTTTGTGATTAATATTTATTTTCAAAACATAGGGTTTCCCCTAGGTTGTGCCGTTTACACTTCATGGTGAAATTTGTTTCATGGTGCTAGTGATTGCACCCGCTGATCTCAGCAAGCTACGACTCCGGTCTGACGCTACCTGCCACACGGTCTAGTTGTGGACAGTGAACGGCTCACTATAAAGTCGGTCTGAGGCGGTCTCGGTGGCAACACCCCCTAGCAATAGGTGCAAGTCAGGCAGGGGTTACGCCCTGTAGCTGTCCACTGTGACGCTAGATAAAACATCTCACATTAGATGCAACCGTGATGCCCTCTCTGAGGGCATTGCAGTGCCATCTTGCACGTTTTGGGAGACCAACCATGTTTACATTCTCGATCGTTTACCGCAACCTGTCCGGCGCTAAGGTGCAGGGCTTGTACCGTGTCTCTGGCCCTGACCGCAATGCCGCTATCGCCGCAACCAAGGCGGCGGTGGCAATTGAGGGTTGGGAATTACTGTTCATCTCCACTATCTGAAAGGCTCACCATGTACGCAATCTTGACAACCATCGTAGCCGTGCTGACCATCTGCATGACCCTGCCCCTCGTTGACGGGGGCTGGCTCTTCATTGCTGGCCTGATCTGGGGCAGTGCCTTGCTGGGCGGGGTCATTGCAACTGCTATCAAATAAAAAAGACTACCCCTTTTAAACATGCTACAATTACCATCAAAGGAAAAACGCTATGACTACAACTAACCGTGAAGACTGGCTCAGTGCCGCCGTCAGTGAACTACGCCCCTTTTTCAGCGCAGTGGGCAAGCCACTGCCAGCGAACGTTCGGGTGACCTGCGGTTTCCCTAGCAACGCCAAGCGCTCCGGTGCTATTGGTGAATGCTGGGCTGACACTGCCAGCGCAGACAAGACCTTTGAGGTTTTGATCAGCCCTGTGCTGGACGATCCCGTCAAGGTCTTTGAAGTGCTGGTGCATGAGTTATGCCATGCCACGGCTGGCGCTATGAACCACGGTGTCAACTTCCAAAAGGTAGGCAACCTGATGCACCTTGCCCCGTCCCCCACTAAGGCGGGATGGAAAGCCACTGGTCAGGCCGCGACATTCGCGTCAACGTATGGCGAGATCATCAAGAGCCTTGATGCCTACCCTCATGCCGCACTGTCCATGACTACCAAAAAGACGCAAGGCACTCGCATGCTTAAGGCGGTCTGCCCGTCATGCGGGTACACCGTGCGTCTGACCAGCAAATGGGCCGCTCTTGGCCTCCCGTCCTGCCCACAGGATGACGATATTCTTAACCTTGTTTAATTGGAGACAACATGACTGACTTGCAAATCAAAATGGAAATCATCAAACTGCCATTCGCGGTTGTGATGGCGGCGTATGCGGTGCATAGCAAACACGTACTGACCGGAACGGATTCTCAGATTAAAAGCCTAGCCGCCGATTTCTTGGTGAACAAGGTGCGGGATGGGTCTATTGATCTGGACTTGATCAGGGGCACTGCCCCCCTGCCAGTGGTGACTGCCGCCGCACCGTCCGCCGTGCTGGACAATGTGATCAGCCGCCAGAGTGCTGACCGCACCTTGCTGGACGCTGTACGGGTTGTGGCGGATCGTGCCGCCAGTGATGCGCTGAAAGGGCTTAACAGCCACAACACGCTGACCCAGACGGTGACACGCGCCTTGGCGGCGCTGGAGCAGGACATTGAGGCCAACCGCCAGAACATAGACCGTCTGTCAGTTTCCACGGTAGATGACCGTAAGGTTGCGGCTGAGGTTGCTCTGGCCATCGACAAAGCCTTTGCCCCGTTTAAACAGGCAGTGATCGATGCTGGCGCGGAGCAGGTTATCGCCAATGGCGTGAGCGCCAAGGTGATTGGGTCTGAGACCGCCCTGAACGTTTTCGGTGTAGACGTGAATGATGCCAAGGGCCAGCCTCTCATGGTTGATATCTGGGATGCGGCGGACGCACCGTCCATCGATCCCCACTTTGTCTGGACTGAGCCAATCCTCAAACACTTGCTGCTCTCGCAGAACACGGGCGAAAACCTGTGGTTTGGCGGTGAGCGCGGCACCGGAAAGAGCGAGACCGCCCGTCAGTTTGCCGCCAAGACAGGCCGCTCCTACACCCGTATCAACTTCCACAAGTACACCACTTCGGAAGACTACGCTGGCTCTGTTGGCCTTGAGAATGGCGCCACGGTGTTTAAACGCGGTGCGTTCCTGACCGCCTTCGCCTCGCCCTCGACTGTGGTTTTGCTCGATGAGATCAGCAACTGCGATGCTGGCGAACTGGCAACCCTGAATGGTTTTCTGGAGCCAAATTCTGCTGTCAACTACGGGGGTCAGGTTCACCGCCGTGCGGCTGGTGTACTGGTGTTCGCCGCTGACAACACCTTGACCAACGGTGACCAGACCGGACGTTATGCTGGCACAAGGCAGATGAACTCTTCTCTGGCTGACCGCTTTTCACGCGTCATTCGCTTTGAGTACCTTTCCAAGGCTGACGAGGTGACTGCGCTGGTTCGCCATACCCAATGCAATGCCCTGCTGGCTGGGCATGTTGTGGATGCCATCAATGCCGCCCGTGCCAAGGTAGAGACCGGAGACGTTATCGATGCCCCGTCCATTCGTTCTGCCATTGCCTTTATCCGCGCCCTGAACGTGCTATCTGTTGATGAGGCGTGGGCCTCTGCAGTGACCGCCCGTCAGCCTAGCGAGTCTGCCGCCGCTCTTGACGCAATCAAAGCGGCTTACCTCAACCCTGCTCAAATTGAGAAATGGATCTGATCATGCGTAAATATTTTGGCTGGGAATTCAAACCCGCACTGACCGCCGCCATCCACAAGATGGCCTCTGACCTTTCGATTCGGAAAGTCAATGTCCAATTCAAAGAGTCGATCCCTACCGCCGCCATCAACAGGCACGGGCAGATCATCATCACCAACATCAAAGATGATGCGGTGATGAGCCAGCTTGAATTGCAGAAATTCACAGGCTTTGGTCTGCATGAGTTACTGCACCGCAAGTTTACTGACTTCGACCAGATCGACACAAGCAAGTCACCGTACCTGATTGGTCTGCACAACGCCATTGAGGATGCGTACATTGAGAACCGCGCAGTGCGTATGGCGCTGACCGGAAACGCGCAGGGTCTGCTGGGTCTGCTGATCGACACCATGGCGACTCAGGCGCTGAACGAGGTCACCGATTGGGCTGATCCCAAGCAGTACCCCTTCGCCCTCGCCGTGTATGCGCGTAAGCACGGGCAAGTGCGCGTACCACTGGCAAAGGGTTTACGCCCCATCTTTGACGAGGCTTGCTCCCGTCTGGAATCGGCAAACTCCACGCAAGACACGTGGAAGATTGCTGAGTGGGTCTACGAGCAACT